TTTACGGCAGCAACTCCTAATAATACGACCAATACGTTTATTACTAGCACCGACTCAACAAACGATAAATTTATTGTTTATTCATCTGGAACGGTAACCAACAGAACCGGAACCTATAACGCTTTTTCAGATTTGAAACTGAAACAAGATGTTGTAGACGCGGGATCGCAATGGAATGACATTAAGGCACTGCGCGTTCGCAAGTTTAGGTTGAAGGATGAAGTTGCAGCGAACCCAAACTACCCTGCTTATATTGGTTTGATTGCCCAAGAAGCAGAACAAGTCAGTCCGGGTCTTGTTGAGGAATGTGCAGATTTTGAAAGAGTAGAAGTTGTTGACGAAGATGGGAACGTTACGTATGAACGCAAACCCGCTGGAACAACGACCAAATCCGTCAAATACTCCATTCTTTACATGAAGGCAGTCAAAGCCCTGCAAGAAGCCATGGCGCGTATTGAGAAACTGGAAGCCGAAATGGCTGCATTAAAAGGAGCCTGATCAATGTCCGACGCAAAGTTAGAAATGACGCTTGAAGAAGCCGTCGCCATCGTGAATCTGCTGGGTAGCCTCCCGACGAGTCAAGGCGGGTTCCCGCTCTGGCAGAAACTGAAGGCGCAGGTGGAGGCGCAGGTGCCTAAAGAACAACCGGAGCAAATGCAATGACAACGATCACATGGAATATCAGCGAATTAAACTGCCTCCCGCAATCAGCGGAGGGTGCGGATTACGTTGTTACGGCCCATTGGCAATGCAATGGCGTAGACGGTGACTATAGCGGCAGCGTCTATAGCACTTGCTCGTTTGCCGTCGTGCAGGGTGAGGCTTTTACGCCCTACGCTGACCTTACGCAAGATCAAGTTCTTGGCTGGATTTGGGCAAACGGCGTAGATAAGGATGCGACCGAGGCTGCGGTAGAGCAGCAGATTCAGAACCAAATCAACCCGCCTATCGTTTCGCCGCCGCTGCCGTGGGCATGAACACGGCATTTCTCGTCATCTTTGTTGGCCTCCAGATCGCTGACATCTGGACGACGTTGACGGCGCTAAAGCAGGGTGGTCGGGAGTTAAACCCGTTTCTCGCCAAACTGTTTGAGCGGTTTGACCCGCTGTCCGTCATGGTGCCGGTAAAGTTGGCGGGCGTGTGGGCGTTGTGGTACGTCAATTTATGGGGACTCACAGCAATTATGTGTGCGGCGTATATGTGGGTCGTGTTCAACAACCTAGACGAGATATACGGCAGAAAGTGACATGGAAGCGCAGATTCTATTTAACGTGCTAGTCGGTATCGCAGGTGTCTTTGGCGGCTGGATACTCAACAACATCTCCCGATCCATAGAAAAACTGGACGAGGATGTGCGTGAGATGCCGTTGACTTACATTACGCAAGACGCATACCACCGCGACCAGAACCGCTACCAGCGCGATATAGACGAAATTAAGGGTATGTTGCGGCTCATCTTTGACCGGCTTGAGGCAAAGGCTGACAAATGATTCCTGCTGCGCTATTGCCTATCGTTAAACCTCTCCTTGCCAACGGCCTCGGGCTAGTGGCTAACGCTGTGCTTGCCAAAGGCAAACAGGTGGTGGAGGACAAGTTAGGCGTGGAACTAAAGCCCGATATGTCCTCAGAGGACATGGCTAAGGTTCAGATGGCGCAGATGGAACACGAAGAAGAACTGCTGCGGCTGCGAATAGAGGACAATAAACTTGACCTCGCCGAACTAGAAATGCGGCTAAAGGACACGGATTCGGCGCGGGAGCGGGAAGTTGCGATTGCGACCTCCAGTACGGCCCCCTTGATAAATAAGATCGTGACCCCCGTTCTCGCGCTGTCTATCTTGTTGCTGACTTTTGTGTTGTTTGGCGTTGTTATGTTTGACAACACGCCTGTTGAGACTTCCCGCAAAGACATTCTGATATACGTCCTCGGCGTCCTTTCTGCCATCGCCACGCAGATCGTGTCGTATTACTTTGGCTCAAGCCAAGGCAGTAAGGACAAAGGCGATCAGTTGCGAGAGGCGATGAAGTGAGCAACGTCGCTGAACAAGCCGCTTTCTTGCTAGACGTATGCCGCCTCATCAATCGCGCCACGGAATTGGGGTTCGTCGTGACAGCGGGCGAACTCTATCGCACACCCGAACAGCAACAGATATACGTCAAGACCGGGCGTTCCCGCACAATGAACTCACTTCACCTTCAACGTCGTGCCGTAGACCTTAACTTCTTCAAAGATAATGCGTTATGCTACGACAAGGCCGTTTTGGCTCCCCTAGGGGCTTATTGGGAGAGCCTGCACCCGCTTAACTCGTGGGGTGGAAACGGTGTGAAATTGGTGGATACACCGCATTTCAGCCGAGGAGTGGGGAAACCTGAATGGCGAAGGATAACCGATACAAAGCCGTCCAAATAATTGACGGAACGTGGTATCGCATTAAGGGGTATACCCACGCCGAATGTTGCGACTGTGCGTTAGTCCACAAAGAACAGTACCGACTTGTGGACGGCCAACTGGAATGGATGGCTGAACGTGACGATGAGGCCACCAAGGCCCGCCGAAAGGAACTCGGCATCAAGGTTACCCGCAATGCCAAAGCACACAAACGATGATGAATTTTTAGAACTTTGGAGTCGGCTAAAAAGCCCTTCAAAGGTTGCGAAATACCTAAAAATGGATGTGAGGTCGGTGCATTTGCGCCGCCGATCATTAGAAGCCCGCTACGGGGTTGCATTACCGTCTGCAATAAAATACGACCAAGGCGGGGAAATGACCCAAAAAGGCAACCGTGCTAACGAACTTGCCGCCGAACGCGCTAGGAAGTACGAGCGTGACATGGTGGATGAGGTCAAAGACGGGGTGGTGCTAATTGCCTCAGACTGCCACTACTGGCCCGGTATTGTGACCGAGGCACACCAAGCCCTCTGCCGGTTAGCCAAGGAACTTAGCCCGAAAATGGTCATCTTGAACGGTGACGTATTGGACGGTGCGCGGATTAGCCGCCACGCCCGCATCATGTGGGAAAAACAGCCCACGGTGAAGGACGAAATTGCTGCGGTGCAGGATCGGGTTGCAGAGATTGAACGTGCGGCAGGACGCGCCAAACTGATCCGCACCATCGGCAACCACGACGCCCGCTTTGAGAACTATTTGTCCACTCGTGTCGGTGAGTTTGAAGAAATGACCGGCATGACGCTGCTGGACTACCTACCGAGATGGCGGGCGGGATGGTGCGTGCATCTAAACCAAAGCACCGAAGGGTGGGTCACTGTCCGTCACCGACCTGTATCCGGTGGGATACACGCCGCCTATAACAGCACCCTACGCTCGGGCGTCCACTATGCCCACGGACACCTCCACAAGTTGCAGGTGACACCGTGGGGCGATTACAGGGGCCGTCGGTACGGTATAGACACCGGCACCCTCGCAGAACCGGAAGGGCCGCAGTTCAACTATACGGAGGCAGGGCCGCTCAATTGGGCGTCAGGCTTTGCCGTGTTGACCTTCCACAAGGGCTTTTTGCTCCAGCCCGAACTTTGCGTCGTAGAACGCGGTGCCGCATGGTTTCGGGGAAGGAAAATTTAAGGCCAGAGGCGTGCGCACGGTGCGTGTGGTGCTGTCCTTGGAACGGTCAAGGGTGGGGATGCGCACACCCGACCGTCAGCGGCCTGCTACATGGCGCGTGCCGCTGCGGCAGCGTTCACTTTAAGCCGTTTGCACCGTTTTGGCCGTTAAAGATGGCTGAAGGGGCTGGGATTGAACCAACATTCACGGAGTCAAAGTCCGTTGTCCTACCATTAGACGACCCTTCAACGACTTAAATGCGCAACCTCGGCCTGTAGCGTCTTAATTTCACGCTCCAGCACCTCGGCAATCTCCCACATTCCACGCTGACGGATTTCTGCCAACGCAAATTGTACCTTTTGCGCCTGACTTTGGCCGTACCCCCACGGCGCACGCTGTAACTCGGTTTTCCACGCCCCCGGCGGGCTGTCGTTATCAATCACCAGTAATCCCTTCCCGTGCCGCGTTTACAAGCCCACATAGGCGGGGGAACGTGACGCCAATCATCGCCATAGATTCGTGTCCAAAACCGCCGTATACGCTTTAGGAGCCGCATAAACCCTCCACGCTATAGTTGGTACTCGGTGACTTCCAATCCCTCGGTACGTCGCCCGTAATCCATGACGGGTCTTTCCACAGCAATCGGTTATTTGGGTAGGCAATCCATGGGCCGGTGTCTAGCGCGATGATGTGGTGGTCTTTGCTCTGGTCAGGCACCTCTGCCCAACCGCCATTGGCCCAAAACACACTAAACAAATACGTCCCCGCACGCATGACCTTATCGCGGCCCAGCGCCTCAACGCGGTGATTGCGGAGCATCTGCATCTCGCGCACCTCGCAATGCCTACTGAACGAGTCCCACCACACAGACAGGTTAAGCGATAGCGGTTCACAGGGTTTGGAGCAAAGCGCGTGGATTGGGATTCTGGCCCATTGTGCGCCGTTCTCTAACATCACTTGGAACATCGGCACTCGGGCAGGTTCAGCGCGGAACCCAAACACGGTACAGAGCGTAAACTTGCCATGCCCGCTCTGCTGGTCGTACAGGAACTCGTTACGGACGTAAGCCGTGGTGTACGGGGTGTCTACGACAAAACTCACACCAACCCCTCTTTTTCAAGTTGTGCGATGGTGCGGGCCATGCCGTCATAGTGGGCAAGGCGTAGTTCATCGTGTGACAGACCGCTTTTGTGCGTCCTGCCGTCTATTTCGTCGTGACAGGCGCTACACGCCCACGCACCGATTAAGTCAGGTGATTTCATGCCCATGCCGCTAATGCCCGCCAAACGGATATGCGCCAATACCACGGTTTCGCTGTTAAAGTTACAGATACCGGGTAAACGCACCATGCAGCCGCGTCCTTTGGCTTCTTTACGCAGACTCATACACCGGCTCCGGTATCACAATGCCCATATCCGCGCACCGCGACTCTAAAAACAATAAGTAATCGCTAAACTCTTGCTTGGTCAGCGCCGAGGATCGTTTAAGCGGCCGCATACGCTTACGCCCAAACCCCTCCAGCGTTTCCCAGCCGAAACATTCACCAAGGAAGTATTCGTGCAGGTCATCGCGTGTCCATCCCGCTAACGCCTCACCGCCGCCCTCCAAGATCGCGGGGTAACACACACCCCACAGAAATGCGTTTTGCTGCTGCGTGCGGGGCTTTTTCCATTCCACAATCTCTATGCACCACGCTCGGTCAGCCGACAACCCCTGCACCATGCGTGCGGCTGCTGTCGCTAACTGCTCGGGCGTCGTGCCTTTAGGAAATATGCGCTTCACCGACTAGCCTCTAGCCATTCCTTGCCGTACTCAACGTCTACCCAATCCTTAAACCACGGGCCGCCACGGGTGAAATGTACGGCGATGGGATTCGGGCAATGGTCGCGCGTGTACCAACCTTCCAGATAGTTCCACGCTATCGGTAGAGAGCCAATGGACTCGTCTTTTAGCCATTGGAAACGGTGCAGGAACATTCCACTTTCTCTGTTCACGACATCGGGTGTCAACGCCTTGACCTCGGGGTGCGAACAGTTCATAAACATGAACGATGACCAGTTTTTTCGTGGATACTGATGTTGCGCCTTGTTGTCCATCTTGACCTTCTCAAACGGCCTGTAATCGTGCTGTACCACAAAGCACGCTTTTGCCCCGTCGGCGTAGTCCATCAGTCCCGCAATATCCCCCCGCAAAAGAAAATCGCAGTCCATAAACACAGCCCAGCCGTCGTACCCGGCGAGGTATGGGGTCAAGAAGCGGGTAAACGAAAACTCCGTAGACGACAACGGATCAGTCTCCCGCCAGTAAAGGCCACGCTCCCGAAGTTCTGACTGTTTGATGGGTTGTATGTCTAGCGGGATAGAGGCGTGCTTGAGCAGGCTCTTGCGGCAAACTTGATACGCAATGTCCTCGCGGCTGTCCCAACCGATAAATACCTTCACAGTTTTTCCTCAAAGTCTATGTAACGCCATGCCAGATACTCAGGCGTCACGGCGTAAACGTCGTAATCGTAACCACGAGCCGGGTCTAATTGTTTGCGCACAATCCAATCGGCAAACGTCGTATTAACGTCCACCAACGCCGCCACCGTCATGCTGTGATTGACCAGAAAGTACCAATCAGGCCGAGGGTGCGCGTTGTCAAACGATGCCTTAGCGCAGATGGTTGCCGTCTCAAACGGCCACTCGCCAAACTCAAAATCACGCTTTAGATGCTTGACCTCTATGCGCTTGTTACTCGCATAAATATCGCCCTTATCTGCATATTCTTTGCGGTCGGCAAAATTGGCACGCAGCCGACGCTGTGGAAGCGTCACCGTATGCCCAAGGTTCAAGAGGTAAGTCGCCACTACGATCTCCGCAGGGCGACTCGCCCGAAACCTTGCCTCAAAGTCAGAATGGGGCGTCAAGGTCATCCCAATTGTCCTCGCTCAACTGCGGCTTCTTGGTTGGCTGACGCTGCGGTTCACCGCCACGCGACAATTTGCCCTCACCCTTGGCCTCTATCTTCAGGCTCATAAACTTATCGCCTGTTTTCTTGCTGGCCTTTATCCATGCCGAAATGTTGTAGTCCACGTTATTGATAACGCATGACCCACGGTAGTCGGGACGGTTCGGGTTGTCGCCCTTGTCGTTCTTAAACAGCACGCCCTTCATGTTTGGATCGTAATTCACAATTTCACCTTCTCCAGTTGTTTCACTTTCTCGTCTAACTCTGCGAGGAACTTACGCACCTCGGTTTCAAGTTCTGCGATACGGGTTTCGTCACGCGGAACACGCACGATCAGCAGTTGCAGATGCTCGGGCAAACGTGGGTCGTAACTACAGAATTCACACCACGGCGCACCCGTCACCGCCATCTGCCATTGCATCTGAGTGACGTACTTTTCAGGAGGTTTTCCCGACAGCACGTACTCCAAATGGGTAGCCGTATTCGGGCATTTAATCTCTATCAACCCGTCGCCCACAAAACCGTCAGGGGACGCGCCAGAGCCGGGAATGTCGTGATGCGGGATAAACCCCACCTCCTCTACCAACTCGCCTGTCTTGGCGCTATACGCGGCCCGTGCTTGCGGTTCGGTCTGCGTACCCCACTCCATCGCGGCATTGCTAAACATTTCGGTCGGCTTTCCGGTCAATCGTTCGCAAATCAACTGCGCCATGTAATTTTCACGGCTTGCCGAATACCCGCTCTTGGTCTTGGCTACTACGTCAGCCACACGGCTAGCGGTTACTTTGCCGAGGCGTGCTTGTAACCATGCCTCGCGGTTAGCCTGTTGGTACGATTCCATTATCGCCCCCTCGTTTTAAGTAAAACGTCATACCGCTTGATCCCGCATTTTATTGCGCGTGTTACGACGTAAGGCTCTACGCCAAACATTTCAGCAATTTCTACGTTGCTCAAAACCAATTTCCTCTGTGCGTCCAACTGGCGCAATAACCGATACTGTTCTAGCGTCAATTTTTTATCGTTAAACGACGAACGAAACGACAAACGCAGCAATCCCCTTTCGTTTGGGAAATCCATCACAAACGTCTGTTCACCCGTTGCGTTATTTTTTTTGCTCTCAGAAAACCAACCAAGTTGTTCATATAATTCAACACGGATGTCGTCAATGTGTTGTTCCATCACGCAGCCTCCGGGCCGGTCAGTTCCTTCTTGCGGGCGGTAAACGCATCAATGTGCGTCATGCGCTGTTCTTTGGTCAGGCGCTTAAACAACTTGGTCAGTTCGTCCAGCGATGCAGCACCCGCAATCAACGCAACCAGATCGGGGTCTACTTGTGGCGCGGCTCCTTCTGGCAAATCTTCGCCCGCGTAGATGTACAAGCCGAGGCCAAACATGGCGATGCACTTGGCAAGGCACCGCATGATCGCGGTGTTGACTGAGAACGCGTCGGGGTTTTGGATCGCTCGGTTACGGTTGTCCATAACCGGCAACACGCACGTTTTGATGTCGCCCTTTATCTCTACGCTGACCTTCACCATCGCGGTGCCGTCGGGCAGATACATGGCAGGACGGTCGCTGTACTCATGTGCCGTCCAACGTGCAGCCGGATCAATCTTCAACACCTCGGCCCATGCCCACGCCCACGACAAGTAAGACAGGTTGCCCTTCTTCTCAACGTGGTCGTTGACATTAATTTTTAGTAATTCGCTCATAGCCCACCTTTGTCAGTTCTTCGTTGATGATGCTGTTCAGTTCAGCCAGTGCAGCGTTGCATCGTTCAATGCGTTCTTGTTCTTCTTGCTGCTGTAGTTCTAAGTCCTGTTGATGCCACCAACTGTTGTCATCGTCCTCCATTACGCACCTCCTCGGCTGTCGTGCAGCCACCATCGCATCGGTCAACGTATGCGGCCATGAAATAAACGACTGTCATGGCAATCAATAAAATGATGAAGCGATCTCTGTTTCGCATGGTTTAATCCTCGTAGGAGTGGGAATCGTCAAACGCCTCGCGGGCAGCGGTACGGATGTACTCATGCACCGCTTGTTCGCAGATTTCGTAATCTGTCTTGGACATACATTGGATGTCGGCTTTGATGTGGCACGCGATGTATTTGCCATCGCCCTCGGGCGCGTAGCCGAGTAACCAGACGTTTTCTATGTAGACGGTTTCGGAGAGGCCAACGTCGGGATCGGCAGGGTCGTAGGAAAATTCAATCTCTACTTCCCAGAGCGTGCCAAGCAAATAGAGTTCGGTGGTACAGGTGTGAGACATATCTGTTGCTCCGTTGTGTCTGTCAACGGTGCCTATGATAGCGGGCTTTACAGCCTTGTCAAGCCCCCTTGCATCTTTTATTCTTACGACATGAATCCACAACAATTGGTCGCAAAGTACGGATCGCAGGTTGCTGTTGCCAAAGCATTTGGCGTAACTCGGGCTGCGGTGCAGTTATGGGTGCGTCAGGGCAAGGTGCCACAGGCTAGGCTTTGGCAGCATAAGGCTGGGCTGGTAAAGCCCCCACAGGGCCGCTAATGCGGTTATACGACCCCAGAAACGACAAACCCCCGAGCGGGGGCAACGGGGGCTTGACGCGGCTTATGATTTGGCCTTACGCTGAATTTGCAGATCGGCGTAAGGGCATTGTCAACTTAGGTTGCACCTTTGTCAACATCCCTCACGCCTCGGCTTGTCTGGTCGGGGAAACCACGCGCAGACACGGCTTAAATCTTGACCGGGGCGGCCAGCCTCAAGACGCGCAGCGTGTAGCGGGGAAGCGCGAATGGCACCGGGAAACCGGCAAATGTAGCCCGCAGCGGATGGCTCCGTCAGTCATCAAACCGCACGATCCCATTGAGGCGTTCCTACGTCTCAACCGTGCGGATTCACCATCAGTCATCAAGGTTTTAGAGGTGAAACATGGGTGATGAGACGTTATACCCAAAGAGTGAAGTCAGTCATAAAGACCTCAACCTACAGCACCAAGAAAAAAAAATACTAGATCATTGGGAAGAAAGTTTTAAGGTAAGCCCTATCCAGCGTCTAAAGTACCTTGACGCACTGTTAGCCCGCACAACCGATACCGAACGCACCGAAAGCATCAAGTGGAGGGTGGCAGAGTTGCTCCGTGAGGTGGATGCGGGTCAGGTGCTAGGTGAGCCGCAGTTGGTGACGATGGTGCGGTATCTGTTTGGTGAGAAAGGGCTAAAGCGGTTGCGTGAAAAAGTTAAATCACAACACTCGGATGTGGTGGAGGATATGGCTCATCCGGTGCATCAACGAGGCAAGGTATGAACCCGTCAGCAGCCCTGTTTCACAAGGATTACCAAAAGTTCAGTCCCGAAAAAAGAAGGGAAATACACGACACCTTGCAGACCCTTATGGGGTTACTCGGCGCAAACGTCGGAGGACATTGCACCTTCCACGATGACCTCTTTGTGTGGTTTCGGAACCTATTTTTTACGCATGACCCGAGGTTTAACGAAGCGTGTGGGAGCCTCAACTTTGTGCTACGCGCACGGCTCTGGCGGCTTTACACCCTATGTTGGGCGTGTGAGCAGGCATTACACGTTGACGGTGCCATCGTAGACATTGGGACGTACGACGGTCGTGCGCTGGAAGTCGTGTTGCGGTATCAGCGTGAGCAACGAGAGGTGTATGCGTACGACTATTTCGCCGAACCTCCCGAGGAGAGCAAGAAATCAGAGCATGGCCCCGACCTTTGCGAGCAAGTGACCGAGCGTTTATCGCCGTGGAACGCAAAAGTGTATCTCGGTGATATACACGCTACTGCGCACACGCTCCCCGATCAGATTGCCTTTTGCCAGATTGACCTTAACGACGCAGAGGCCGAAAGGTTTGTGTTCCCGTTGGTGTACCAAAGGCTATCACCCGGTGGCATAGTCATCTTTGACGACTACGGCTTTGCTCGGTATCGTGAGTCAGCGGTGACGCACCAAAAGTTCCTAGAAGGCAAAGAGCAAATCTTGGAAATGCCGACCGGCCAAGGATTATTGATTAAGGCATGAGACACGCAGCACGCCGAGACGGGAACGATGCGGTCATCACACAGGCACTGCGTGCGCAAGGGTTTACCGTCTACGACTACGGCAAGGCAGGCGAAGGCATACCCGATAAACTCGTCACTCGGGCGCTACCCGACGGCGTAGAATGGGTGTGCTGGGTAGAGATCAAGATGCCGAAGGGCAAGTTACGGGAAGGCCAAGAGCGGTTCCGTAACATCTTTGCGCCTCGCGGTGAGTATTACGTCGCCCGTGACGCACAGGACGCGGTGCGGGAACTTTACGAGCGGTATTTGCTCTCTATCAAACCGGAGCAGTACCGATAAGCGCCTTTCGCGCACCCTTGTAATGAACGATGGCCGGGTGGGGATGCTGGGGTAAGTACTCTGGCAGGCAGGCAAAGTGATACTCGGGCAGCGTTACCTCGGTCTGCCGGCAATACTCTCGCAAAACCTCTTGATCGCCGTACCAACGCCAGAACTTCTCGGGTAACGCCTCAAACATCTCGGCCATATCCTCCCACGGCCCTGCATCACGGGTCACGGTTGCACAACCGACAAACGGGTACACTTCATCCAGCGTCTTACCCGTGTACTCGGAAAAGTCCAAACCCCGCTGCCGAGGGTTGAATAGCGCATCCCGGTTGAATGACCGCCGACATGGCACGCAAACCTCATCCAGAACGAGCGTGGACGGCTTTATGGGGGCTTTCACAACCATATCGGTGTCAAGGTATAGGGCAGGTTCGTCTAGCCCTAATCGCGCAAAGGCGGCAAGACGCCAGTGCATCAGGAACTCCCGGTCGCCCTCGGTCGGGTACGCCCATGTGACACCCTCTACAGTCGCGGTCACACGATCCGTCACTTGGATGATTTCAGCACCGGGGTTAAAGGCGCGGAGGGAAGCGACCATCCGAGTCGGCCATTCCAGATCATCGCCCACATGGAAAAACACGAACGTAGACATACTTGCAAACGTATCACATGGTAGTTACGATCACCAAGGGAAACTCTGTCCCGAGGTTGTTATGGCTGATACGCGAAAAGAAAAATTGCAAGCCATGTTGGATGCCATAGAAGCATCTAAAGCCAATATGGGCAAGCAGCAACTAATGGAAGTTTTGCGAAAAAAAGAAGCAGCAAAACAATCCATTATTCCCGAGGATATGCGTCGGGAACCGGAATACGAGGCCGCCCCAGCCACGGTCGGCGAACCGCAACGTGTGGAAAACCTGCCTTTTACGGAAGGAAGCCAACAAGTCGTAAAACCGTTGCCTTATTTGCCTAGCAAAAAAGAAAAGAAAACGCGTTTGTATCGGATGATGCAATGAGCCACAAAGACGCGGCTGAATTCGTTGGGGTGTTGTTGCATTCGGCAACGGCCACGCATTTTCTGCATCTGCAAACGGCCAGTTACGCTGCCCACAAGGCACTCGGCCACTACTACGAAAACATCGTGGACTTGGCCGACAAGTACGCGGAAGCCTACCAAGGGCACTACGGCATTATCCCTCTCGCCGACTATCCCGAAGGCTTCAAGGTACAAACCGATGCGGCCAAATACGCCGACAGCCTGCTGACCTTTGTAAAAGGCACCCGCAAAGACCTGCCCAAAGACACCGACCTCCAGAACATCATTGACGAGATCGTGGGCGAGATTGCCGCCCTGCTCTACAAGTTGGAGCGATTTAAGTAATGCCACGGAAGGAGCAGGTCGCAGCCGCCCTCCGTTACCTTGGCGACAAGGCCGACCTAAAACGCCGCTACGAACGCATGGTCAGCCTAGACCAGCCGCAGGACGCCGACGCCATAGACACGGCGCTGGAGATGGGCGGGAGCCTTGTGCCGGGGGTTGGGCAAGCCCTTGCCGCCCGTGATTTTGAACGCGCAAGACGGGCCGACGATGAGGCCGGTATGGCAATGGCGGCGGCTTCTGTTGTGCCGGTCGGTAGGCTAATTGGTGCGCTAAAGGGTTACGACCCGACAGTGCAGAAAATTTTTATCGGCAAGTCTGCAAAGACATGGGATGCCGCCTCTGCCAAACGAGCGGAAGAATTAGAAAAGGCTGGGATAGCGCCGGAGGAAATATGGCGCGAAACAGGAACATTCCGAGCGCCAGATGGCCAACTACGCCAAGAAATTAGTGATAAGGAAATGCAATTTAAAGACGAGAACAAATTTTTTGCATTGCCAGAAGGAAAATACCGGAGATTGCCAAATGTCGTAACCCACAAAAAATTAACGGAATCATACCCCGAGGCAAAACGGACAATGGTTTTTAAAGGCGAAGATTACGAAGGTGGTTCGGCATCGCCATTGCCTTTTCCAGAATATATCCATGTTGGTAAAGGTTTGTTAAAAGGCGACACCAAAGATACTTTTGTTCATGAATTGCAGCATTTGGTTCAAAACACGGAAAAATTTGCGCCGGGGTCACACGCTCTGCCTGATTTGCCGGTGCCTTCAAACATTCAAAAACGATATGACCGATTGGAACAGCAGTGGCAAAAATTGCCGCCCGGTGAGGAAAGGTCAGCGTTAGTTGATAAGGCTTTTGCTTTAGTTCGCCCTTTTAGTGGGTATGGGCGATATGCAAGGACAATGGGAGAGGCAGAGGCTCGGGCGGCTGCTGCGCGTCGGACGCTCTCTGAAAAACAGAGACGGCAAAAATTTCCGTTGGAATCATATGACGTTCCAATTCACGAATTGTGGGATCAGAGAAAATAAATGCCTAGCATTTCCGTTAAGCAACGACGGTTTAGGGCCGGAACGATTATGCGCAAAATGCTTGAGAAGGGTTAACTGTTTCACCTGTGATCTAAACTAGAGCGAACTACATGGCAAAGGGTAAAAAAACAGGCGGTAGGCAGGCAGGCACCCCTAATCGGGCCACACAGGCTGCTAGGGAGGCGATAGCCGCTTTTGTAGACGGCAACGCAGACCGTCTCCAAGGGTGGCTAGATCAGATCGCAGAGGAGAAGGGGCCACAGGCCGCCTTTGATGCTTTCAGCACATTGCTGGAGTACCACGTTCCCAAACTCGCCCGCCAAGAGATCACAGGACAAGACAACGGCCCGGTCAAGGTACAGATCGGATGGATGGCTCCCGAATAATCCTGCCCTATCGCCCACGCAAAGCGTTCCTGCCCTTTCACAACAGGACGCACCGCTGGGCGTGCCTTGTCGCACATAGACGCGCAGGCAAGACGGTCGCCGCTGTCAACGACATGATCCGTGCCGCTATCACTTACCAAGGCCCATATGGTTTATTTGGATACGTTGCGCCATATCGGTCGCAGGCCAAAGCCGTGGCATGGCAATACTTCAAAGAGTTTGCCCAACCCATCATCAGCAGCGTCAATGAGCAAGAACTGACGATAACGCTCATTAACAACAGCCAAATACGCCTTTACGGAGCCGAAACCGCAGACGCAATGCGCGGGCTGGGGTTCTCGGGGGTCTACATGGACGAATTCGGTGACTTTAAGCCCAGCGCATTTGGCAACGTCATACGCCCTGCCCTATCAGACAAGCAAGGTTGGGCTGTGTTTGGCGGTACACCGAAAGGCAAAAACCAATTCTGGGAAATCTACGAAACCGCACAGCGCATCCCAAATGAATGGTTCCTGTTGCGCCTCCCCGCCTCCACCAGTGGGCTATTGCCGCAGAGCGAACTAGCGGCAGCCAAGGCGCAGTTGGCCGAGGATCAGTACCTACAGGAGTACGAATGCTCATTTGAAGCAGCCATCCTCGGCGCTTTTTACGGCACAGAAATGCGTCAAGCGCAGGATCAAGGCCGTATTACACGCGTGCCGTATGACCCGAACTTGCCGACTTACACGGCGTTTGACTTAGGCTACCGCGACGACACGGCGGTATGGTTTTACCAGCCCTCACGCGGAGAAATACGCGTCATTGACTACTTTGCCATTTCGGGCGCTGACATCCACGACATTGCCGAACACGTAGAAAGCAAGCCTTACAAGTACGTCAAACACTTCCTGCCGCACGACGCACGGGCCAAGAGCCTACAGACAGGCCGCAGCATCATTGAGCAATTAGCCGCGTATCTCGGCACCGCCAACCTTGCTGTTGTTCCCGACATCGGCGTGCAAAACGGCATTCAAGCCGTGCGCATGACGTTGCCGCGAGTGTGGTTTGACGGCGAGAAATGCCGCGATGGCATAGAGGCATTACGGCAGTATCAACGCGAGTACGACGAGGACAAGAAGGCGTTTCGGCAGTCCCCGCGTCACGATTGGACTAGCCACCCTAGTGACGCATTCCGTATGCTTGCGGTATCATGGCAGGAGATTTCTGACAAGCCCCCATCGGTAGAGGTAAAACCGCTGCTGGTTGGGCCTGAAAACAAGGTCACGCTAAACGATATGTGGGCCGTTCACGACCGCACGGTTAGCAGGAGAGCAAGGATATGAGCGTTCAACAGCCAACTCGGATGAACTACGTTGCCGTTGGCGCAACGTCCACAACGGCCTTTGGCAGCCCCGGCGCGTACCTGCACCGCGTGGTGGTCAACGTCGCCAGCAACACGGAAGCCTCGGCCATCGTGAAGGACGGCAGCACCACGTTGGTGTCGTTCCCCGCGACGACGGCAGCCGGTGTGTACTCGGTGGAACTTAACGTCGCCACGACGGGCCAGATTACGGCAACGTGCAGCCAAAACGCCTCCATGTCGGTCGTCGGCCTCTTTAGCACGTACGCCTAATGAAAGCCGGCCTCTACGCCAACATTCTTGCCAAGCAGGAGCGGCAGGCAAGACAGCGCCGTGAGGGTCGCCCCGTAGAGCGTACCCGCAAACCCGGCGAGAAAGGCGCACCGACTGCCGAAGCGTTTAAGCAATCAGCGAAAACGGCCAAGAAATGACGGCAGCGTGGCAACGATCCGAAGGCAAAAACCCGAAAGGCGGTTTGAACGCCAAGGGTCGCGCCTCGTACAAAGCCGAGACGGGCGGGACGCTGAAGCCTCCCGTCAAATCGGGCGACAACCCACGCCGCGCATCGTTCCTCGCCCGCATGGGCAATATGCCGGGGCCGATGGAAAAGAATGGTGAACCGACGCGCCTTGCACTTGCTCTGAGAGCATGGGGCGCTGGTAGTAAGGCAGAGGCCAAATCAAAGGCCAAAGCCATTAGCAAACGAAACGAGGGCAAGTAATGGACGGACTGTTACAGCCAAAACTTGACCGCTATCTGCGCATCATCGGGCAGTACGACAACGAGTTTGCCAAGTGGATGGCGCGTACGAAGAAGATCATCAAGCGTTACCGCGACGATACGCGTGGGCAGACGCTGACCGAATCGGCCAAGTTTAATATCCTTTGGTCAAACGTGCAGACCTTAAAGCCTGCCGTCTACGCCAAACTGCCGAAAGCCGACATTAGCCGCCGCTTTGGTGACAACGACCCCGTGGGCCGCGTGGCCGCACAGTTGGTTGAGCGTGCCATTGACTTTGAAATTGAGCATTACCCCGATTACCGCTCCACGATGGCGTATGCCGTAGAGGATCGGTTCCTCGGTGGACGCGGCACCGCATGGGTGCGTTATGAACCGCACACTGCGCCGATTGGGTTAGAGGACGACGGCGTATCTATCACGCCTGACATTGAGCAGGGTGAAGGCGCACCGCCCAACCTTGAGCGTATTGAGTACGAATGCGCACCCGTGGATTACGTCCATTGGCGCGACTTTGGGCACTCTCCCGCCCGCACATGGGAAGAAGTCGGGCAGGTGTGGCGCTGGGTGTTTATGACCCGTGAGGCGCTGGTAGAGCGTTTTGGTGAGGACGTCGCACGCCGCATACCGCTAGACAGTGGCCCCGAGCCGCTCAACGCCTACAACGAGAACAAGCGTCTCTACAACCGCGCAAAGATTTGTGAACTGTGGGACAAGGAGACTGAGAAGGTTTACTGGTTCAGCAAGGGAATGCCCGAGATCATTGACGAGCGTGATGACCCGCTCGGCCTTGAGGGCTTCTTCCCTTGCCCAAAACCGCTGTATGCGACGACGACCAGCGACACGCTCGTACCTGTCCCCGACTTTGTGCTGTACCAAGATCAGGCGATGGAGTTGGACATCCTGTCCGACCGCATTGATGGTTTGGTCAAAGCACTGCGCGTGCGTGGCGTCTACGACTCCAGCCAACCCGCGCTGCAACGACTGATGACGGAGGGCGATAACAATGCTCTTATCCCGGTTGATAAATGGATGGCATTTAGTGAAAAGGGCGGTCTTAAAGGTAGTATTGACCTCCTCCCCCTTGACACACTCGCAAATGCGCTACTCCAGTGCTACCGCGCTAGAGAAGACATCAAGAGCCAAATCTACGAAATCACGGGCATCTCGGACATCATCCGAGGTACGTCGTTCGCCAGCGAAACGGCCACCGCGCAGCAAATCAAAGGGCAATACGCAGGGCTAAGACTGCGTTCTATGCAAGAGGACGTTGCCCTCTTTGCCTCGGAACTGATACGCCTCAAGTCACAGGTCATGTGCATGAAGTATCAGCCCGAGACGATCCTTGCGTACGCTGCCGCACAGCAGATGACGCCCGCTGACCAGCAACTGATTCCGCAGGCGTTGGAACTGCTGCGTAACAAGCCGCTGCGTAACTTCCGCGTGGACATTGCCGCCGACAGCCTTGTGATGCTGGACGAAAACCAGAACAAGCAAGACCGTATGCAGTTCCTGCAAGCATTCGGTGGTTTCCTTGCCCAAGCGTTGCCGGTCGGTCAGGCCAGCCCGCAGATGGTGCCGATGATGATGGAACTGCTGCGCTTTGGTATGCAGGCGTTTAAGGCAGCCCGTCCGATTGAGGGCCAGATTGACGCGACGCTCCAGCAACTTGCGCAGGCCGCCCAACAGCGGCCTCCAGAGGAGCAGGGCAAGCAAGCGGAGTTGCAAGCCAAGGGCCAATTGGAATCGTCCAAGATGCAAATGCAGTCGGCGCTAAAGCAAGCCGAAATGCAGCACGCCATGCAAATGGAGCAGATGAAGAACCAAGCCAAGATGGCGATGGAACAGCAAAAGATGAACTTTGAAGCGCAACTGAAGGCTGCCGAACTACAGAGCCAACAGGCTGCTGCCAAGTACAAGGCCGACGTTGACGCCCAGACCAAACTGATTATCGCCCAGATGGGCAAGACGATGCCTGAGCCGCCTTTTACGCAATGAAACGGACGTACGTTTACATAGACGGCGAGTTTGTGGAGCGCAAAAAGGACGAGAAGGGGCGCTACCACTACGTCATGCCTGACATCACGCCCTACCGGAGCATGATTGACGGCAAGATGGTGACATCACGCTCGGAGCATCGCCGTCATTTAAAGGCTAACAATTGCGAGGAGGTAGGTAACGACGACCCTGCCAAGCACATTCGGCGTGAACCCGAGAATAACACTCGGCTGGAACGCATTAAGCACATGGTCAACACACGTATGACCAACGAACAGGCTGATCGCATACTGCGCGAAATACGCCAACAAGCCAATTTCACCAATCCCCACAGGAGAGGGTAATGGACAACACTAATCCAGCAATGGTTGCGGCACGGGAAGATCAAGAGATTGACCGTCGTGAGTTGTTAGAAGCAGGGTTTGAGGCCGCCGAGAAGGGCGAACCCGTAGAAACCGTCGTACGCGATGCGGCAGGGCGGTTCAGCAAGCAAGAAGCGGCACCACAACAACCGGAACCCGAAAATACGGAAGAAAAGTCGTCGTTTAACACACTGTACGACAACGATCCGGTGTGGAAACGCCCGCCCGCCTCATGGCGTCGTGAATATCACGAAATTTGGCAGAAAGCCGACCCAAAATTGCAGGAATACGCGTGGAAGCGTGAAGAAGAAATGCGCAAGGGTGTGGAAAACATTTTTGGCAAGGCTGAATTTGCGGATTCCATGCAAGCGGCCATTGAGCCGTATATGCAAACCATCCAAGGGTTAGGCATTACGCCCGACAAGGCCGTGTCTGCGTTGATGCAGGCCGACCATATGCTGCGGAATAGCGACCCGCAGACGAAAATGCAGTATTTCACGCAGTTGGCGCAGTCGTATGGCATCAATTTGGGTTCCATGACGCAGCAGCCGGGTCAGCAAGCGCAACGCGCTGTTGATCCGCTCGTTTACCAACTGCAAAATGAACTCAACAAGGTACGTGGTGAGGTCATGGGCTGGAAACAGCAGCAGGAAATGGCCGAAAACCAGAACTTGTTGACCGAAATTAACAGTTTTAGTCAAAAGGTTGAGTATTTTGAGGAAGCACGCCCGGTGATGATCCAACTCCTACAGGGTGGACTCGCCGAGACGTTGCAAGACGCGTATGAAAAAGCCATACGCCTCACCCCCAATTTGTTTGACCAAGTGACCAAGGCCCGACAGGCCGAGGAAGCGGCTAAACAGGCCAAAGAGGCCAACCGGGCGGCGAAAGTTGCCCGTGCAGCAGCGGTGAGTGTCAGAAGCGCCACACCCGGCGTAAACACGGCTCCCAAGGCAGCAAACCGTCGCGCACTTCTTGAAGAAGCATTGACCGAACAAGAAGCGCGTTTGTAATTAACTGAACTAGGAGACATCAAATGGCATTTGCCAACTCTAGTATCAGCGACATCATTGCTACCACGATTCAGAGCCGTAGCGGTGAACTTGCTGATAACGTGACGAACAACAACGCGTTGCTTCGTCGTCTGAAGGAGCGTGGGAACGTCAAGACGTTCTCGGGCGGTAACGTGATTTTGCAAGAAATCATGTACACCGATCCGACCACGAACAACACCAACTCGTACAGCGGCTATGAAGTGCTGAACGTGGGCCAGAACTCGCCGATTTCTGCGGCGCAGTTCAGCATCACGCAGTACGCCTCGGCTGTGACCATTTCGGGTCTGGAGATGATCCAGAACTCGGGCAAGGAGGCCATCATTGACCTTCTTGACGGTCGCATGGAAGTCGCGGAAGCCCAACTTGCTAACCGCATCTCGGGCGACCTGTACGGCGACGGCACCGGAAACGCCGGCAAGAACCTCACGGGCCTTGCTGCGGCTGTGCCGGATGACCCGACTGTTGGCACCTACGGCGGCATCAACCGCGCTGTGTGGTCGTTCTGGCAGAGCAAGAAGTTCTCGGCTGCCGCTGATGGCGGTGGTGCGGGCGCTGTGTCCAGCACGACGATTCAAGGCTACATGGATGCGCTTGCCGTGCAACTCGTTCGTGGAACCGACAAGCCTGACCTCATCGTGGCCGACAACAACTACTACCGCTTCTACCTGCAATCGCTGCAAGCGATCCAGCGTATTACGGAGAGTGGTTCGGGCCTCGCCGGAGCGGGCTTTGCCTCGTTGAAGTATTATGGCGCTGGTATGGCCTCCGACGTTGTGTTGGACGGTGGTATCGGATCGTCCACGTACAACAGCGGTTCGGGCAACGCAAACCATATGTGGTTCCTCAACACCAAGTACCTGATGTTCCGCCCGCACAAAGATCGCAACTTTGTGCCGATTGGCGGTGAGCGTCAGGCCGTCAACCAAGACGCCATTGTGAAACTGATTGGCTGGGCCGGTAACCTCACCTGCTCGGGCAGCCAGTTCCAAGGCGTGTTGATTGCTTAAGGAGTAAACGAAAATGACTGTTTCAACTAGTAATGTCATTGGCGTTGCCCTTGGCTATGCCGACACCACGCAGCAGTTCAACCTCGGCACCTGCGTCAACCTTGACGACGGTGGACAGGCGATTTACGTGCAGGCGGCCTCTACCGTCTCGCAGTACGCCGCCGTGTCTGTCCGTGCCGACAACAAGGCTGTGCCGGTGACGACGACCAACGCTGCCGACTCCAAGCGGTTTGCGGTCGCGCAAGTCTCTATTGCCTCTGGCTCCTTTGGCTGGGTGCAATCGGGTGGCGTGATGCGCGTCAACCTTGCGGCGTCCTGCAACCCGGCTGTCCCGCTCTTTACGACGGCGACGGCTGGCGTTCTGGATGACGCCACGGTGTCGGGTGGCGGTGTCGGCCTTGTGGCCGGTATCGTTGCCACGGCAACCGCGTCGGGTGCCACGGCGATTACCTGCGTTGCGGGCTTCCCGCACGTTGTTGGGTACTCGGGCGCCTAATGAAACCTCTGGAGATCACGGTACAAGCGGCGGGAACGCCTGAAGAACTATGTTCTAACATACGTTCTGCCCTTGCCCGTGGTCTACCAGAACTGACCCTCGCTCCCATCACGCACGATGCAACCATGGTGCTGGTGGCGAGCGGGTGGTCTATGCCCGACTACATTAACGACATCAAAGCGCACCGGAAGGCCGGTCATGTGATCGGTGCAATTAAGGGTGCGCATGACTTTTTGGTAGAGAACGGCGTAGAACCAGATTTTTGGGTCAACCTTGACCCCCGCGACCGCACCAACGGTATCAAGCACAAGAACGACCGCACGCTGTACCTTGTTGCCTCGCGCTGCCCGCCCTCCACGTTTGATTACCTTCAAGGTAAGCGCGTGATGGTGTGGCACTCATGGGCTGAAGGCCCAGAAATGGACGCCATGGGGCCGGGTAAATTGGCCATCGGTGGCGGCACGACCTCGGGTCTGCGTGCCATCAACATCGGCTATATCATGGGCTTCCGTAAGTTTTTCCTGTACGGCTACGACTCGTGCAACAGCCCGGATGGACGTAAGCGGTTTACGGGCGAGTTGCCGGGGCTAACGGTAGACGTATGGGTGGGCGGCGCAGACGGCAAGAAATTTAACTGCAACGCCGCGATGGCCCAGCAGGCCAACGAATTCCAGAAATTGTTTGAGGTGATGCCCGACCTGCAAATAGAGGTCATCGGGCCGGGGCTGATTGCTGAAATCATGCGTTGCCGCCGCAACATGGCGAAGGCGGCCTAATGGCAATCCCGTCACGCGTACTCGGCAGCGGCATCAACCAATTGTCCACCGTCAGTATTTGCGGCGATGGTATTGCATCGGTCACGGCAGCCGGTACGTCGACAGGCGATGCCACCACGTTGACGTATGTGTACAACAACGTCACAAGCGCAGCCGTTGGGACAGGCGTAAAGTTGCCACCGACGGAGATGGGCGAAACCATCATTGTCAAGAATACGACGGCAAACCCAATTTCCGTTTATCCGTATAACGCCAGCAGCAGCATCAACAACGCAGGGTTTGGCACGATCAACCCCGATTGCTCGGCATTGTTTTTTGCCGTTAGCAATACGTTGTGGGAGGAACTGCAAGGCTTTGGCCGCGCTGTGCCGATTCTGCATTTTGGTGCGTTTAGCGACACAACGCTGCAAACGGCGGCTTCCATTGACACCGCCTACGGCATGGTTTTTAACACGACCGACAGCAGCAATGGCGTATCTATCGGGTCGCCGTCGTCCCGTTTGGTTGTGGATTATCAAGGCGTCTACAACGTGCAGTTTTCAGCACAGTTGGACAAAACCTCGGGCGGCGTGGGCAACATTTATATCTGGTTGCGTAAAAACGGCACCAACGTCGCCAACACAGCCACTACCGTCGCCATTCAAGGAAGCGCAGCGCGTACCGTCGCCGCGTGGAACTTCATCATTCAACTAGAACCAACAAACTACGTTGAATTGATGTGGGCGACGGATGACACAAGCGTTAGAATTCTTGCGGCCAGCGCCACAAGCGTATGGCCCGCCATTCCATCAGTCATTTGTACCGTAACACAGGTCAACAACCTGTAAAAATCCCCACAGGAGAACGGAAATGCTAGACAGTGACATTAACAACGCCGACGCCCAACTTCACGTTGAGTTTTATGCACGCGAGGATGGCCCGAACAAGGGCAACGTCTATTGCCGCATCCAAGCCCCCGGCGACAAGACCAACGTGATTGACCAGCCGTTGCGTGACGACCATAAGGCGCGTTTCCCGCGTCAGTGGTTGTATTTCCAGATGCAGCAGAGCGAAGGTGCCGCCTCGCAGATCGGCACGCCGCTGACGCAATGGCAGTCGGACGCACCGGATGACATCAACCGCGACCAGATCGGTGAACTGTCTATCCTCAAGTTTGTCACGGTGGAGCAGTTAGCCCTTGCCTCGGACGCCCAATTGCAGCGCGTCGGCATGGGTGGCATTGGATTGCGCGAGAAAGCGCGTATGTACTTAAATCGCAAGAACCGCGTGGACGCCAACGCAGAGTTGGATGCGACCAAGCAGCAACTTGCAGAACTTCAAGCACAGATGGCCGAACTCATTGCGTCACAAAAGCGCCGTGGTCGGCCACCTAAAGAATTAACGGAGGGATAGTATGGGCAGCACGATGGTGCAATTGGTGCAGCAATGCACAAACGAACTCGGTATCCCGACGCCCTCCACCGTCGCTGGCAATTCCAGCCAAGACGTTATCCAACTTTTGGCGTTGATGAATGCGTGTGGATACGAATTGCTCCGTCGTGCTGATTGGCGCGAATTAACGCGTCAGCATACGTTTTACACGGAAGCCATCACGACAACGGGAACGTGGTCAACGTCCTCGTACACGATCACCGGCATCCCCAGCACGACATCGCTCAACACGACGTATCAGGTGCAGGGCGTCGGCATCCCAAACGCCACCTATGTCACGGCGGTCACAGGATCGTCTACGGTCACGATCAACTACCAGCCAACGGAAGCACAAGTTGACGGGCAACTGATTTTCCAAAAGGTTAAATACAGCCTGCCGTCGGACTACTACAGCACGGTCAATCGCACGCATTGGGACAAGTCTAAGCGGTGGGAAATGCTCGGCCCCGAGTCACCGCAGCAGTGGGAATGGTTGCTGTCGGGTTATATCAGCACCGGCCCCCGTATCCGGTGGCGCTTGCTCGGCCAATACTTCCAGATTTGGCCGGGAATGAACGGTGGGGAGTTGCTCGGCTTTGAGTACCGCAGTAACGCGTGGGCCTATAACGCGTTAGGCGTAGCCAAGACCAGTTTTACCGCCGACACCGATACGTGCGTCTACCCAGACCGCGTGATGGTGCTAGGCACCAAACTTAAATACTTTGAAGCCAAGGGCTTTGACACGACCGCCCTCTACCGCGATTACCTCGCCGAACTTGAAACAGCAATGGCGCAGGATATGGCAGCGGCCAACCTGTCGTTTGCCCCGCGACCGGGTACGGTGTTGATCGGTTACGACAACATCCCCGACTCGGGCTACGGGACGGATAGCCAATAATGGCCTCGCCGGTTCGCAGACGGCTTGTTCAGCGCACGACGGCCAACGTGGCGTCGTTGCCCGCCCCTGTCGGCGGCTGGAACGCACGCGATGCGCTGGCAAACATGGCCCCAACGGACGCTGTGTACTTGGAAAATATGTTTCCAAGCGTATCCAACGTCAATTTGCGAGGTGGTTACACGAAGCACAAGACGGGGCTGCCGGGAACTGTTGATACGCTGATGACGTACAACGCAGGCAGCACGATCAAACTGTTTGCGATCAGCGACGGCAAGATTTTTGACGTAACGTCGGCAGGTAGCGCCGGGTCAGCGTTGGTTGCGAGTCTCTCCAACTCTGCATGGGAGT